GGACGCGCACGCCGAAGTTCTCGAACGTCGTCCCGAGATCGCGCAGCGCGATCATGAAGGCGTGCGAGTCCTCCGCGGCCTTGTCCAGACCGGTGGTCTTGGACATCTGGCGGTACTGCTGCAGGAACTTGCCGAAGTCGCCATTGCGCATGGCGAGCAGCAGGTTATCGTCGATTCCGAGGATCTGGCCGTACTGGCTGGCAAGCCACGTCGGCTTCTGCGACAGTTCCCTGCCGAGATCAGCCAGGATGTCGACCGTGTCGCGCAGCTGGCCATTCGCATCCCGCGTCTGCACCCCGATTGTGGCAAGGTAACCCTCGCCGGCCGGGTTGTTGCGCAGGAACTTGGCCAGGTTCTCGACGGTGCCGAACGCAGCTTCGGACGACACGCCGAGGTTGCGGGCGGCGTACTCGAACGCCTTCAGGCTGGTAGCCGCGGCGCCCGTGCGCTGGGAGACGAAGTACAGCCGCTCGAGCTTCGAGGCGAAGGCCGAGACGCCGGCCCCGACCGACAGCGCCGCGCCCTGGATCGTGCTGACCAGGCGAATGACGCCCTTGGTGGCCTGCTCTACCCCGGCGTTGAAGTTCTTGAGCCCCTTCTGGTCGACCTTGAAACCCAGCGCGACCAAGAACTCGCGGATGACGGCGCTATCTGCCATTGCTCTCTTCCAGCCTGCGGCGGGCGGCCGCCATGTTGTCGCTGCGCACGGCGATCGCGTCGTTCATGAGGGCAATGTCCTCAAGACCTAGCGTGCCGTCCAGCAGGGATTCGTACTTGCACCAGCCCTCGGCCACCGGCGTCAAGAGCCAGTCCTCGCCGCCCGGCAGCGTTCTCAGCCAGCTTGTGTCGCCTTCGGCCCGCTCTGCTGGCTGATAGGCAGGCCTTGAATAAAAGGCCCGAGGTTGGCCGTGATGACCTGCACCACCAAGGGAAGGATGGTCGCCAGGTCCATGTCGTCGAACATGAGCCCGCCATTCCAGACCCGAGCCCAGCCGGTCGGCTGCTTGCGCTGCACGACCGACAGGCACGCGCCGATAACGTACTCGGCGTCCTCGTCCTTGAGGGCGGCCAGACCATCGGCCAGCGGCTGCAGCGCCACGGCCATCCCCTCCAGATCCTCGGTCGGCGCCTTCCCGCTTTCGCGGAAGCGCAGGAATACCGGAATCAGGGCCGGAATGATCGGGGCGATGCGGCGCGATACGTGGAACTGCTGCATCGCGCTCATGCGGCCCAGGGAGTACTCATGGCCGTTGAGTTCGATCTGCGTCGCCATGGTCAGTACGTCCCCAGCATTTCCTCGATGCGGCCGGCGTCGAAGACCCACTCGACGATGCCGCCTTCCGTGGCGTAGTTCAGGTCCGGCACCTTCTTGAACGCGCACTGGATGCCGGTGGCGATGTCGCCGGACACCGACTGCGTCACCGTGATGACGTTCTTGCCCCACATGCGGCTGTCGGCCTTCTGCGCGTTGTACAGCGCCATGAGCGTCCGGTTGATCGGCGCCGTCTTCAGGTAGCGCAGCGTGATCTGGCCGGAGTTGTCGGCGCGCAGGCTGTGCATGACACTCCCGTCCGATCCGACGGTCATGGTGTTCTTGTCGTTCGCCGTGGCGATCGTGATGCCTTCCTCGGCCGTGGCCTCGCCATAGCCGAGCTGGAAGGACCCACCGGGGCCCACCAGCGACGCCTGTACGTCGATGAACGAATACGTCCCGGACATGATTTCCCCTATCGGTTCACGTTAACCAAAATGTCCACGGTGTGGATCGCTCCGGCTTCCTTCGCGGCGACCTGGAACGACACCGACTTGCGCGCCTCCCGGTCAGCCTGGGATTGCAGCGCGATCGGCGGTGCGTAGACGTAGTAGCCCTTGGGCAGCATGTCGCCTTGGCGCAGTGCACCGAAGCCGCCCGAGTTCCAGACGCCCGGGGCCAGATAGCCGTTGTTCACCGCGGCATCGCAGGCAGCCTCGATGACCGCGGCGATCAGCGCGTTGCCGGCGTCGGTCTGCGGGATCTTGGTCTGGCTCTGGTACAGCAGGTTGAACACATCGGTCTGGATGCGGTTCTGGAACCAGATCGAGTTGTAGACCGAGTCGATGAAGATGCCGCTCGGCGTCACGCCGTACTGGATGATCGCCGTGTCGTTGCTGTACTCCACGAACACGTTGCCGTTCTTCGCCTGGATGGCATCGGCTTGGCTGCTGGTCAGGCTCTCCGGCACGATACCGGGCTCCTGCTTGTACATCAGCGTGATCGTGGTGTTGTTCGCGTTGAAGTCGGTCGTCAGCAAGCGGCCGAACATCGACGCGGCGGCGTAGGGGCTGGAGCTCGAGTACTGCGCGAACGAGTATTTCAGCCCCAGCGCCTTGAACATCGACAGCAGGTCGGTCGTGTTCGTCTGGTCCAGCGCCAGCGGCTCTTGCGTCGTCGCGCCGTACAGATGACGCTGATCTGCCTCGATCAGGCTGGCCACGGCCACATGCTGGGCGTTCGTCAGGCTCGTGTCCGCGAACATCAGGCCCAGGAACTTGTTCGAGAACCGGTCCAGGAACAGCGCGACGGCCGCATCCGCCGTCTCGGGCGCGATGCCGTCGACGGGGACCGAAGCAACGCCGCTCGTCAGGCCCAGCATGGCCGAGATGTCGGTGCCGGTGCCCGTCGGCGTGGCATAGCTGACCTTCGAGGTCGTACCCGTGGTCGGAGACGTGACGACGAACTGCGTACCGTTCCAGGCGCAGGTCGCGCCCGCCAGCGCCGTGGTGATGATCGTGGCGACGCCGTTCAGGTTGGTCACACCCGAGAAGTCCAGCGCGGACAGCGTCTTGACCGTGGCGTCGATCGTGATCTTGAACGAGCCGTTGGTCACTGCCTTCCACGCGGTGATGTCTTTCTGCGCGGCCGACAGCGCACCACCGCGGATCGAGCCCGACGTGGCAGCCTTGGCCCAGCGTCCGATGTAGAGCTGCGACGGCTGCGGAGTCTGCTGGAAGTACAGCAGCGCGGCCTTGTACTCCGGCGCCGAGGTGCCGAAGTCCGAGGCCACAGCGTCGATCGTGCCGTACGAGCGCATACGCTCGCCGGTGTCGATCACGGCCGAAGCGCCAAGGATCAGCGCCGAGTTCAGGTTCGCACCCTGCGCCGCCAGCGGCGACATGTTGATGGTGACGTCGATCAGCCGCGACACCGGCAATCCGTTGGGCATGGTCGTCCTCTACTGGTGGATATCAATGGTTCCGTCCATCGGCGGTACCGAGTCAGTCTCGGTTTTCACCTGGGCGGACAGAAGGTTGAGGACCGGGTAGGTCCGGGTAATCTTGCGGCGCAGCGCTACGGTGACGTCGTATCGCCGCACCCACTGCTGGTTGACCAGGTCGGGTGCGGCGCGGATGGTCCCTGCCGACACGAACTTCATGTCGTTCAGGCCAAGTTGCTCGCTGTTCTGCGGGATGGCGAGGCCATCGACCAGCATCTGGGCGTAGCCCTTTGCGGCTGGCCCGTAGAACGTGCAGAGCAGTTCGATGTCCTGATGACGTTGGTAGACGTCGCTGCCGTCGCCTGTCGGGTCGTGCTGAATCGCCGGCCCGGCGTCGTTGGTCTGCACCGTGACGCCGATCGCGCACCAGTTCGCCGACGGCTCAGGCTGCTTCGGCACTGTCGGCTGCCAGCGCGGCCGGACCATGCTGCCCGGCAAACCGGTCACGCCAGCAACCAGGTCGTGCAGCAGGTCGTCCAGTGCATCGTCTTCGAGCGGCGGAGACGCGACGGCCGGCGAGAGATACCCGCCAGTCGAGCTGTCGTTTGCCATGCGTTACCCCGCGAGAGGCTTGATGTCACAGGTCGCGCAGACGAATCCGCGCCCGAAGTGGCTGTAGTCGTTGACATTCGCCACGGTGTAGGTCCGGCCGCGCCAGACGATCTCGTCGGCATCGGCGCCGTCCCCGCCGTCGCGCAGGCGCAGCATCGTGTGCACGAGAATCGAGCCGACGATTCGGCTTCCCTCGGCCAGGCGCTGCAGGATGTCGCCCTGATCGCTGGTCACCACGGCGGAGAACGGGATGGCCGTGACCGCATTGACTGCGCGGCCGCGCTCGTCCACCGTCTGCGTCATCCGGTTGCACACGAGTCCGGTGTCCATGAAGTCCGGGTCGAGGATCACGTCGACGACGTCGAGAAGCGCCATGGCTATTTCTTCCGTCTGATGACGAAGGTGATGCTGTTTCTGAGTTGGCCGGTGTCAATCAGCGGCACCGTGCCAGTCCTGCCGCGTCGCAGCCGATCCGCGATCGTGCTCGGCTTCAGGTCGGGCTTGATGCCGCTGTTGATCTTGGTGCGCACGCTGTTCTGGGCTACCAGCCCAGCCGATCCCATCCGGCGCTCGGCGCCGCTCAGGTCGCCGTCAAGCGCGGCCTCCACGCTCTTTTGGAGGTGAGGCGTTACCTTGGGCGTAGCGTCTTCCACGCCTGGCACGAGGAACGGCCGTGCCGGGATGTTGTTGGCTGGAGAGCCGGTTTCTTGGATGTAGCCGATGGCCGCGTTGCTGAGCGGCGCATCGTCGTCGCGCTCGGGCGCGCTGTCGGGAATCCCGACTAGCACCTGCTTCTGGACGAGTCCATTGATCGACTGCAGGACGTCCCTCAGCCGATCGACCTTGATGGTGCCCATGGGAATGCTCCCGATGGGCGAACGCGCTACAGCTGGAAGCCGCCGGCGCCCATCATCCTGGCGAGGGTGAGATACCGCACGCCGTAGGTGGTCAAGTTCCAGAACCCGCCACCGTCAATGGTCGCCGCGCCGGTGTCATAGCCGGCGCTGACCTTGTCGACGGACTTTGAAGAGAGCGGGCCGGTCATCTGGCCCGGGATGCCTCCGACCGCGGCAGCCTGCTCATCGCGGGCCGCCAGGACGAGGTGGTGAGCGGTGCAAAGCTCGATGCCCTGATTCGTCAGGTCGCCCCAGCGGCACGGGTTGACCAGCGACACAGACACCGTCAGCCAAAATTGGACGACGGCATCCGGGTACTTGGTGGTATCCGCGAACTCGGGGAAGTCCTGTCTGAACTGGGCAACGTCAACCACGGCTCACCTTACTTGGAGGTCTTGGCGGCCGGCTTGGCCTCGGCTTCCGCCTTGGCCTTCGCTTCCGCATCCTGCTTGTCGGCGTCGAGCGCTTGCTCGCGCGCCGCAACGGCCTTCTCGCGCTCGGCCAGTTCGGCTTCGCGCGCGGCCAGCTTCGCTTCCGCTTCCTGCACCGCCTTGGCTTTCGCTTCCAGCTCCGCGAGCAGTTCGTCGGCCGCAGCCTCGGTGTCGGCACCGGCGCTCTCGCCGTCGAGGTGCGCCTTGACGAACCAGTGGTCGGCCACCGCCTGATCGACGGTGTGGTTGCCGACGCCGAAGTGCACCGGCTCGCCCTTCTCGGTCAGGAGCTTGAAGGGCTTGGCGACATGGATTTTAACCTTTGCCATGTCGTCCCCTCAGATGCCGTCGCGGTAGCCGACCGTCTCGGGGTACACGACTTCCACCACGCCCAGGCGACCAAAGTAGGTCGTGAGCTGGCGGATGTCGCGGTACTCGAGCGGAGTGCGCTGCAGCGGCACCATCGGGAAGCGGACCTTGTCCTGCTCCTTGGTGTACGCCATCATGCGGTCCGCGTTGGCGGCACCACGCTGATACAGCCACTTCAGCGGCTGGATGTTCAGCGGCTGGCCGTTGATCGAGTTGGAGATGGTGTTCTGCTTCAGGTACTCGAGCACGCTGATGTTGCCCGCGTCGCTAACCTTCTTGCTCACCAGGATACCGAACTTCGCCGGCGGCAGGCGCAGTTCGCGCGGGCAGATGGCATAGGCCGATTCCGCCCAGACGCTGGTCAGCAGCTCGTTCACGTCCTCCAGGATCTCGTCCGGAGTCGCCGTGGCCCAGTTGCCGACCTTGGCATTGGCCAGGTTGCCGACAGCGGAGTTGTTCACCAGGCCGGTGACACCCAGCACCGGATCGCCGATGTAGACCTGCTCGTCGACGTCCATGTTGTGCTTCAGGACCATGCCCTGATACTTCTGCTGGTCCACCGGACGGCCGAGTTTCTGGGCCGATTCCAGCTCAGGAATGGTCCAGCCGATCTGCATGCCCCACAGGGTCAGCGGATTGGCCGTCTTGCCGATGTCCAGCGCGATGCCGGCGATGGCCGAGGCATCCTTTCCGATCCACGACTTGCCATTGGGCGACGCGCCACCGGCGGCGGCGAACGTCGAGTTGGTGAACGACGAGGTTTCGTCGGCGATCGACACATCCTCGCGCAGGTCGATGTCACGGGACCAGGTGACCGACGCCAGCGGCATGTGCAGCGTCTGGTCCAGGCGCTCCAGTTCGCCGATCAGGAAGGCACCGGTGCTGTCGATGGTCCGGCTATCGAAGGTCAGCATGCTGTCGCGCGTGCGCGCGCGGATGATCGACGGGGCCGACATGGCGATGCCGGCAGCGGTGGCCAGCAGCAGTTTGTTGTGCTTGCTCATTCTGGGTAGCCCCTTAGATGTTGAAGGCGATTTCGACGTTGCCGTTGGCATCGCCACCGTTCATGAAGATGGCGCCGGTCACCGCGATGGTGTTGGTGCCATCCGCCGCAGCCTCGATGCCCCCGATCGGCTTGCCAGCAGCGGCGGCAGCCACGCGGACGTACACCTGGCCGCCCAGCGCCGGGGTGCCAGCGTTGTTCTTGACGGTCATGTAGCCGCGGCGCAGGACATCGCAGACGCCCTTCGTCGGAGGGGTGGCAGTGCCAACCGGCTCCGAACCGGCGCCGCCGGTGGTCGGGTACGGACGCACCAGCAGGCCGTAGACGACAGCCGCGGCGTCACCGCTGGCGATCGGCACGAACTTGCCGGCGGCCAGCTTGCCGAACACGCCGTAGCCCGGGAACGGCAGGGCCGGATCGAAGATCTGCGGCTCGACGGTTGCCTGCGATTGGCGCGAGATGTCGCCCGGAATGCCCGAAGGCATGCGATACAGGATTGCGTTGCCCATGTGGGACTCCTTAGTTGGCGGACCGGTCGGCCCAGAATTTGCGGTTGGCGGCGTTGATGTCGGCCACGGTCTTGACCTTGCCGAAGTCGCGCGTCGGCGCGGCGCCGCGGCTCGCACCGGCGTTGTTCTGCGCCTTCACCATCTCGCTGGCACCCATGAAGGCGGCATGCACCAGAGCGGGTGGCAGCTTGCTGAAGTCGGCCGTCTTGCCGCCCAGGAAGGGGCTGATCGCCTTCTTGCCGGCCTCCGTCTGGTACGCCAGATCGAGCGCCTTGCGCTGGCACTTGCACAGGGCGGCAGCGCGGTCCTTGGTGGCCATCTTGGCGTCGAGGGTCGGCAGCTTGATGCCCGGGGCCAGGATTTCGGCGCGCGACGGGATGCTGGCGGCAGCGTCGCCGGTGTACAGGTCGACGTCTTCCTCGCTCAGCTTGGGAGCCGTCTCAGGCTCGGTCAGGTCGCCGTTGTCGCCGGTCTTGGACTCGCGCTCCTTCTCTTCACGAGCGCGGCGCTCTTCTTCCGACTCTTCGTCGCGGGCCTTCTTCAGCTCCTGAATATCGGAGTCCATGGCCTTGAGCTTGGAGAGGATCTGGTTGAGCGTGTCGCCGGTCTTGCCTTCGCGCTCCCGAGCCTCGCGCGCCTCGCGCTCTTCCTCGGATTCCTCGTCCATCGCTTCTGCTTCGGCCGCCAGTTGCTCCGCAGCCTCTGCGTCTTTCGCCATGAACGCCGCACGGAGTCGGTCGGCGAAGGTTCGCTTGCCCTTCGGCTTGCTGTCTTTGGTCTTCATGTCTTGGGGTTCCTTATCGCCGATCGCGCAGCGCGGACCGCACCGGCCGCGCTCGACGAGGGCTACGTGGTTGACAACGATGTTCCGCTGTACCCCGCGGCCGGGTGATACCTGTTCGTAGTCCGCCTCGTAGCCGAGACTGACTTCCTCGATGCCGTCGTTCTGGATCGCGTCGATCGCTGCCTGATCGGTAATCAGCAGGTCGGCGATCAGCAGGTCATCCTCGATGCCGCTTCCGCGGCGCAGATTCAGCATCGAGCCCTTCCCAAGCGCAGCGAAGTTGGCCGGCGTGACGAAGTCCTCGGGGTGGTCCAGCGTCACGGGCTTTCCGATGCAGCTGGCCAGCGTCTCAGGTCTGAACACCTCGTCCGGCGTCCGGCTGATGCGGATCAGGCCGTCGGGACCGGGCTCCACGGGAACCTCTCCCGGGCCGTAGAGCATCTCGCCGGTACGCGCAACGGGGACTTCCTCGCAAAGCAGGAATCCCTCTGGCGTTAGCGAGCGCTTCGGGCCCAACTTCTGAGTGGTGTAGAACCTCATTTCGCCACCTCGATTTGGGTGCGCATGCCGTGACGGACCACTCCAGCGACCTTGTCGTAGTCGGGCTCTCGGGCCGTCAGCCACGCCACCAGAGTCACAGCCCGCAGATAGAGCGGCAACCACCAGGCGAACTTGACCCTCATCGTCGCGATCACCGTGACGTCTTCTTCCGCCATATCAATCCTCGGGAATCACTGGCTCCGGGTAGCACCTGCAGTTGGGAAACTGCCCGGCATGCCCGGTCATTCCGTCCAGCGTCGGCGGGTCGTCCCAGCGCACGAACTGGCCGTTCATCTTTCGGTGCGAGTCGCGGACATCCGAGTCGCCGGAGGTCCGCCAGAAGTAGCCCGGCGAGCCAACGTGGAGCGCCCGCGCCTCGGTCAGCGCCGAAGCAGTCCGGGCAACCTCAGTGCGGGCGATCAGGTCCGCGCGGCTCTTGGCCACCTCGCCAGACGCCTGGATGGCCTTGGAGACTTCCGACGCCCGGGTGCTGTTCTCCAACCCCTCGATCGTCAGCTTGTGGACTCGCTCTGCGGCTTCGATCGGGATGGACTTGATAAGTCCGACCTGCTCGGCCATGAGCGCCCGCATCGTCGCGCCAGTCGGCGCCGAGCGGATCTCCTGCTGCAGCTCCCGGGACAGTTCCTTGGCGTGGGACATCCACGCCTGTTCGTCGCGCCGGTTGACGTCCGCGAGCATCTGAGCGGCGGTCGCCTCAGCCCAAGGTGTCAGGGCCTCGGCATACCGCCGCAGTAGCTGCTCAATCGTCGGCGTGGCGCTTGGATCGCCAGGCGGAAAGCCATTGACGAGCGCGCCCACCTGCTGGGCGACTTGCCGTAGCTGCGTCCTGTACAGCCTTTCCGGCCCGCTGAGCCTGACCGGATTCTTCCGACGCTTCCTGTCGGTTGTTCGGGTCATCAGCATTGGGCAGTTCCAGTTCAGGCGCGGGCGGCGGCTCGTTCTCCGCTTCCTCGATCGCTTCGTCCGAGATGCTGGTGAACACGCCAGTGCTGTGGCTTGCCTGCCGCAGCTCCTTCATGGCCGTTGGTCGGTCGATCAGGTCCGCGTCGTAGGCCGCAACGACCGCTTCCGTCGTCGTCTTGGCGTTGTTCGCCTTCTCGGTGTCCGAGAGCTGCCACAGGGAGGTGAAGCTGTACGCGAAACCTTCCGGTGGCTCGGTACCGATCTCGGATCGGATCAGCACGTCAAACAGCCGCGTCAGCGGCGCGCGCAGACGGCGCTCCTGCTGCTGCTTGATGTTGTCGTAGTAGGTCCGAAGGTCCGACTCGCCGCTGGCGTTCAGACCCGCCGGCGACTGACCGAACAGCCGTACCAGCGGGATGCCCAGCGCACCGGACAGTTGCTGCCCGAACTGCATCAGGACGTTATCCAGCCCCGAGAAGCTGTACTGATGGGCTTCGAACGTGTCGTCCGCGTCGATGAGGGTAAGGCCCTCGTTCGACTGGAACCGGCGGATCATGTCGACGTTCTTGAGCAGCGCTTCCATCGCCGGGCCACCGGCCGCGATGATGGTTCGCAAGTCCTTGATCGAGATCGTGCGCAGATGGGCCTTGTAGACCAACTGCGAGGCGCCCACGGTGGTGCTGTCGAACGCCACCAGGCGGTCAATCAACCGCTCGATGACCGACTGGCCCCACAGGTTCTCGGCGATCTTCTGCCAGTACGGCAGCTCGACCCCGTCGATGCGCAGAACCCGGCTGTAGTGAATCCGCTGCCGCGAAAGGGCCATGCTGTCCGCCACCACGTCGTAGTAGCGCGGCATGCCCATGTCCGGGCCCATTTCCTTGACCAGGTCGGTCAGGGTCGGCTGCACCAGCCACCGGTCCATGACGAACAGGCCTTTGAACTGCCCCGGGCCAATGCTCTCGGGGTTCAGCGGCGTCGACGGGTTCTGGCCGTCGATCAGCATCACCGCCAGCGCGCCGCCATACAGTCTGGCCCACTTGATCGTGTCGTTGATCCGATCCCACAGCGCCATGCGCTCGAAACCGGCGGTCAGCTTGTTGCGGTCGCCAGGGTCCAGGTCACCATCGAGGTCAACCCCGGCCCGGGTCATGTCGTCGGCCACGACGTCCACCGCCTGGCCGACGATCCACGAGGACCGATACATCGCCTCCATCTGCACGCGATTGCGGCTGATGAAGTCGAACCCGTAGGTGTACTGCGACGCCTGATTGGCCGTGCCAAGGCCGACGCGAGCCTCGAAGTTCTGGAAGCTGTCGCCGCTGGCCCAGCGCTTCGCATTGGCGGAAGCCGCAACATTGGCCTTGTGCGCCATCGTTGCGGCCTTTCGTTTTGTGCGATTCATTGTGCGAGCCTTGCCCAGGTATCGATGACCCGGCCGGAGGCCAGCAGGTCGTTAATGGCGTCGACGAGCGGGTCGATCTGGTCGTCGTGAGCGTGCGTGTCGTCCGGGGTGAACGCATCGCACTCCTGGACGAAGTCGCTCACCCACGGCGCCGATTCAGGGATGTAGACGTACCCCGAGTCGATGTAGCTCACCACGTCCATGACGCGAGTCAGCTTGTCCTTGTCGCGCTCGATCCCTTCGATCGGAATCCCGCCGCTCTCCCGGATGTCCTGAATCAGGCCGGTGCCGCTGGCCTTGTCCTCGACGCGCATCTTCACCAGAGCGGCGCCGTGCGGCATGCCCAGCGGCAGATGCTTGTTCCAGAAGTCGATCGCCCGGCGGCGCAACTCCGGCGCCTCCCACTTGCCGCGGATCAGGTCGAGCAGGTAAATCCGCCCGTTCTTGCCCAAGCCCCAGCACTGGAAGACGCTGTAGTCGTTCCGCTCGGCTGTCTTCTGCGCCGTGTCGGCGTAGATGACGCGCTTGACCAGTTCCGGGGCCACCGCGTAGCGGCCGAAGTTGGCGCTCTTGATGATCCCGCCGCCCAACGGGCTCGGTCGCTGCATGTACTGGCCGCTGAAGACGTACCGGTCGGCACGCTCCATCTCGAGCATGTCGGCCAACGGCTCCTTGTAGGGCCAGTAGCTGAACCGTCCGTCGGCGTCCTTGTCGCTCGGCTCGACCATCGCGCGGATGCGCTCGGGCAGTTGGGCGACATAGTCGTCGGTGATCAGGGCCGGGATCTCGATGAACTCCCAATGCCCGGGCACCTTGCCAGCCTTGATGAAGCCCGTCGGGTCTTCCTCGGCCAGGCGCTGCATGATGACGATGATCGGCGTGTCCGGGTTCGCCTTCCGGCTCTTGACCGTGGACAGCAGCTTGCGATTCGCCTTGTCGCGGTTCGTCTTGCTGTAGGCGTCCTCGACCTTCAGCGGGTCGTCGATGATGATCGCGCCCTGCCAACCCTCGGCCATGTGCCCGGCCCGGAAGCCGGTGATTTGGCCGCCCAGCGATACCGCATAGACGCCGCCAGCCTTGCGGCCGTCGACCATGACGTTCCACCGCTTCTTCGACTTGGCGTCGTCTGCGATGGCAAGCGGCCACAGGGCCTGAAATTCGTCCGATCCGACGATCTCGCGGGCCGTCTCACTGTTGAGCAGCGCCAGGTCGTCGGAGTACGAGATGTGCAGGAACCGCGAACGCGGGTTCAGCGCCAGCCCGCGGGCAATCAGGTTGATGGCCACCAGCTCAGTCTTGGACGAGCCCGGCGGCACGTTAATGACGACGTTCTTGAGCTCGCCGTCGATCACCCGCTGCACGGCAGCCGCGATCAGCGCGTGGTGCCAGTTGACCCGGAACTTGATCCCCTGACGGTGCTTGAAGAAGTAGCGGCTGAAGAACAGATGGTCCCGCTCGCACTTCCTTCTGATGACCGCCAGCTCGAGGTCAGTATTCGCCCTCGATTCGGTCGACGATGTCTCGGACTTCGCGTTCATCGACCACCGTCGTCTTCTGTTCGATCGGACCGCCGTCCTTGCCGACGTGCTCCTGAGTGACCTTCTCGCCGAAGTCCACGCGGTTCATGCGGGCCATGACCCATTTACGGGTATCGATCTGGAGCCTGGCTCGTTCCACCAAGTCAATTTCAGTCGTTTCCGTGAACGTGCCGTTCGCCGTCTCTTTGACGACCGTTTTGATGCCCTTCCGGCATTCGTCCGCGATCTCGATGATCTCTTCGTTGTAGAAGTAGGTCCGCGCGCGACAGGCATCCAAATACTGAGCCCGCAGTGCGGGATCGGCCCATATCCACCGGTTGATCTGCCGGCGATCGGGCATATCCGACCCTTCGCAAATCTGCCTCACGCTCTCGCCACCAGCGATGCGCTCGCAGACCACCTCCATGACGGCGGCCCTATCCCACGATCCGTCTTCGGAGCGGAGGTTGGGTGCTTCGTTCGACATGGGTCAGATCAGAATAAGAAAAGCCCCGCCGGAAGCCGGACGGGGCGAACTCGCGGTGGGCGCGAGAGGAGACAGGTCGGGGCGAACTCGCGGTGGGCGCGAGAGGAGACAGGTTGAGGGGCCGGCGCTGATCCCGGCATGCCGTACATCGCAACGGCGGCGCACTCGTCGCGCATCAGCCTGCGCATTCCCTCACGACTGGCGACTGCCCGCGCAGTCCCCGGCGCATTAGCCTTGCGTACCGGATACCGGGCTTGCGTGCTCGGCGCTCAATCGCCATGCGTGAGGAAAAGCAAAAGCCCCGCTGCTTTTTTAGGGCGAGCGAGGCTTGGGCATAAATCTAGTGCGTTCCTTAGACCGTGTCAAGCACTTTCTTTCGACATGCCATCCAAGCCCGGTGGCCCATCCCGATTCTCGAACGCAGCGTGCGGCCTGCCATCGCCGCTATGCTGTTTCCCCCAATATCTGCGCTTATTCAAGTTGCGCCTACTCCGCCAGTCCGCGTACTTGTGGCTATCGAAGTAATCAGCTCGATTTCCGAGGTTAGTGGTCAGATAGACATTTCCCGCCTCGTAGGCGCCGACGTCTCCAAATCTGGCCATGCATAGACCGTTTTTCCCGGTTCCTCGTAGGTGGTAGTAGTCCTTCCAGATATCCCACCACTCGGCGAATGTGAGTCTCCATTCGATGCCGCGAGCCCTGGCGCCATTGATCTGCTGACCGAACGCGATATATGGGTCGCGAAGTCCCTTCTGCTTGGCAACGTTTCGCAGTTCCCTGAGTTGCTCTTTACTCATGCCAAGAGAATAGAGGTCTCGATGGGCGCCCATAGTTATGCAGCTTCCGCAACCGAGACGATCCCGGCGGCGTAGAGCATGGGTAACAGCACCGCCTTCGCCTCCTGGTAGACCCGGTGGACGTCCTCCACCCGGCGGGTGCGCCAGACGGCGTGGTTCTGGTTCATGAAGTGCATGTTGATGGCGATGCGGTGAGCCTGGTCGAGGCGATCCACCAGCGGGTCGACGACCTCCCCGATGGCGGCATCCAGTTGGCGATCGGCCTCGTCATCCAGCTCTCGCCCGCGAAGCTCATTGGACTTGGCCCGGAACTCCCGACAGGACGAGTCCTCGCCCGGATACCACATGCCGCGGACCTCCGCGAAGGATTGACGCTGCTGCCACCGGCGCCACGCCTGCAGTGCTTCCTCGACCTGTTGGCTTTCGTCTTGCGTCATCGCACTCCCCTTTCCTCAAATCCCGTCCAGTCCTATCTCGTACCGCCTGCCACTGCCACCAACATCCCCAGCCCCGCCTCATCCCGCTCCGCCGCCGCTCGAGCCACGTCCTGCTCGGTGGCACCGGCCTGGCACATGGAATCGTGGAACGCCTGCCAGTCGGCGAAGGTGGGCGCAGCGGGCTTGACCTCCCGCGCGACCGCATCCCGCTCCCATTCGATCATCTGACGCAACCGCTTGTTGTCGGCCTCGACCATGCGGATGTGGTCCTGCAGCATGGCCACCTTCTGGACGTAGTGCTGCGGGTCGAATGCCACGAGCCGCATGATGTAGTCACGCAGAGGCCGGGGCAGTGCATTGACGTTCTTCGCCGACGGCACCCAGCCGGGCGTGATGCGCAGCGTGTCGGTGACGACGCGGTTGCGCCGCGCGCGGACCTTCCGGATGCGCTTAACCTTCATGGTCGGCCCCTTTGATCTCCGCGCGGATGGCGTCAATGACATCACCCACAGACAGGCCGCCCATATCGCACGCTATGGCGATCACCTTGGCCCGTTCCATGCCAGCGGCGTATGCGGCTTGCCAGACCTCGTATTCATCTTCCATAAGGTCTGGTGGCAGCCCATCGCGCTTGCAGTACGCCTCGAACGCCTCGCGCATCTGGTCATTGGTCATCGTCTGGTCCCTTCCTCAAAGCCAGGTATATCGCCATAACCGCCATCACCCCCAACGGCGCGAAGCATGCGAGTTGCAACAGGAATTGATGAAGCCACGTCATCCCTTCTTCCCCTTGCTGGCCTCAACTGCAACCATGAGCGCCGCCTGCGTTCCGTGAATGCCCTTGTCGGCAAAGAACCTGGCTGTGAGCGATGCGAGTTCAGGCGTAGCCGGCTTGCGCCCCATTTCGACTGCGGATAGTTCGGCCGGTGTCTTGTCGAGACGCTCGGCCATGTCCATCAAAGTCGACCCAGCAACGATGCGCAGGGCACGTACAAGCATCCCGTATGGCGTCAAGCGCGACGCGAGCATCTTTGCCAGCGCGTCGTTAGGGGTGGCGATCAGTGTCATGCCTTCTCCGCGTTGTCGGGGGCGATGGCGGCGCGAGCGACCTGCCGCATGTTCTCGGCATCCATGTTGCCGGCAGGCGTGACCGGCCATTCAGCTATGGTTCGCAGGGCCGCTTCCATCTGCTCCTGCCCCGCATCGCGGGCTGGCGGCGTGGGCGCGGCTGCGATAGCTTGGTCGATACACCGAAGGGCGCGCACTGCGCCGTCGCTCAAGTCCGAATCGGGATCACTCAGAATCAACGAGATTTCCGCCCGAATCATCGCCACGGGCACTCCCGCCCGCTGCCCGTCCGTGGCGCGGCGGTTCACGCTCAGATCGCGGCACAAGCCTTGGCAACCGGGGATCGCCGTTTGCTGACACTTCGGGTAGGTGCAGTCAGCCATGTCCTTTCTCCTTGCGTGCCGCGTCGATGGCGGCCATGTATGCGTCGATCGCCGCATCTGCGGTCGGATAGAACACGCCGTCGTGGTAGTAGAAGCCGGCCGGGCACAGCTTCGGCATGCCGTGGGCTCTGACGTGCTGATACCGCGCCGCATCCTGCTCCAGCTCGCGGATGCGCTTCTCCGCCGCCTCGGCCCGCTGGCGCATATCGTCCCAGTCCTTGAGCCGGTCAGCGGCTTGGTTGCACCACGAATCGCGGTCTGAGGTCAGCTCGCGGATGCGGGCGATCAGGGAGAGGATCGTGTCAGGGCACGCGGCGGCGATGTGCTCGGCGACCGCTTCCTCGTCCACCATTTCCGGCCACGCACCGAGGTTGGCGTGCGCGATGCCGACAAGCGCGCGTTCCCCGACCCGCATTGCGCCGTCCCCATCCGGGAACCACACGGCGCAGTCCGACGCCTCCCATGCTCCGATGCCAGCATCCGCGCCAGCCGCCTTCGCCAGCCGCTCCAGCTCGTCCAGGTTCAGCTCACCCATGATTGCGCTCCCCCTCTGCCGCCTGCGAGGCGGCGCGCAAGTCGTCGTACCGGGTGACGAGGCGATCCATTTCCTTCTTGCAGGTGGCGATGATTCGGTTTGCAGCCTTCTCGCTGGCGACGCCGCCGTAGATCGTGCCGCCTTCCAGGACGGCGATAACAGCGCCGAACGTCGTAAGGTTCGAATGCAATCGCGTCAGTTCGTCCAACGTGCGCTTGTCCATCACGCCTCCTTCGACGCGGCGAGGGCGCGGATCAAGCGCACAACTTCGCCAAGAACTTCGCCTGGCTCGGTCGGCGAAACCGCATCAGCGCGCGCATCGCCGTAGCGGGTGATGGCTTCAATGACTTGGCGCGGCACGGAAACCCCCACCCCGCGCGCTTCCTCGGCGGGCTGCTCGGCATCGTTGACAGGTGCCCATTCGCCTCGCTCGATGCAACACTCGTCGCACCGGCATGCGGCAGTGGAGCAGTCAGTTACCCGCCGCTCGGCCTGCTGCGCGCTCGGCTGCGGGGCGGCTCCGGGCGGCTTCGGCAGCGGCGCCCAATGCGACGGGCGCCAGCTTGCACCGATGACGCGCCAATCGCCAGTTTCGGCAGAGATTCCCCCGATCTTGATGCGCCAGTCGTTGGGTCCGAACTCGGCAGCGACAAGCACATGCTCACCCGCCAGCGGCTGCGACGCGCTGGCATCCCGCCACGCCACCGGTTCCCCGCTCGGCGCGGCGCGGGATAGAACTTCCAGCACCAACGCGCGGCAGTCGTTGCGAAGGCCCGGGGCCACGTTCCCGATGAAGCGCGAAATCAG